TCAGCCGTTTCGCAGGATCAGAATGTCATGCTCGATCCGCCAGCGGAACCCATGCGAACGGGCCCAGTCCACAAGAGAATCGAGCGAGGGGTAATCGGCATATTCGACCGCATCCGGCAGAAAGCAGCGGATGTCGTCGATGAGAATGCAGACCCTCGAAAACCTATCGAGGTTGCGCGATATCGCTGCAAGCTCATCCTCAACCGGACATTCCTTGCCGCCTTTGAAGGTCAATCCAGCGGAATAGTGTCCATCGAGCCAGAAGTTGAGATCTCCGCGGAGAGTTGGCAGCAGTTCGGGAAATACGGTTTCGCTCGTACCGAGGATGACGTTCACATTCTGCCCAGCGAATTTTTTCTGCGCAGCCTCATGGAATACGGCTGCCGGCTCGATCGTGTGAACGAAGGGATAGCGTTTCGCGAGAAACTCCGTCGTGATACCCATGTGCGTACCAGTCTCGACCCAGGGCGCTCCGGGGACGGCATAGGCCGAAAAGACTTCCTGTTTGACAACTTGAGGGCTGTTTCCAAGGAAACGGCGCGTCTTCCAATCGCGCATCTGCCGAAACTCGCTGACGGCCGACAAAGCAGGGCTCCTCAAGAGCGACCTGACCAAACTTTTCATTGCTTTACCCCCCTGCGCATTCGGCATGCTAACCGACCTTAGCAAACGAGGCTGGAGGTTGCAGAGCCTGAAACCACCGCGACGCGCAGTGATTGGTGGGCGGTGACGGGCTCGAACCGCCGACCCTCTCGGTGTAAACGAGATGCTCTACCAACTGAGCTAACCGCCCCTCTTGCTACCGCCTTTAGGGATTTTTCAGCCCCGCGCAATAGGTACCGGCGGCTAACAGATCACCTTCGCGACTGTAGAAGGATGAGCACGCTAAGGGCTTTCCCGGCTGGTCCAACTGGACCCACCAGAAATTGGTTTAATTTTGTAGGTGCCGCTTAGAACCGTTGCGCTAAGGTCGTTCATTACCGCATCGCCAAACGGCGCATGTTGTGGAAGAGCACGGATGGGGCGCAATGACCAATTCGCACACAGCGACTGTTCAGTTTAATCAGCGAGGAGCCTGCAGAATCGATGAAGGCCGGCCTCGGCACCATCATCTCGATGCGTTGCGCGGGCTAGCGATTCTCGGCGTTTTTGCTGTCCACGCAGGGCAGCTCGCCGAGCTTTCTGGCTATGCCGCGCAACTTACGTCTTTCGGCGCTCGCGGCGTCCAACTCTTCTACATAGTAAGTGCGTTCACGCTCTTGACGGTGTCTGCTCATAGCAGGGGGATATCTCGGTTTTTCTTACGCCGCTTTTTTCGAATTGCGCCCGCATTCTATATTGCGATGGCAGCCTCATTGTTATTTTATGGCCTCGCACCTCGCTATTTTGCACCCGATGGAATTGGTACGCGGCACATCATACTTACGGCTCTTTTTTTGCACGGATGGCTTCCCGACACTATCACTTCGGTTGTTCCGGGCGGATGGAGCATCGCTTGCGAGATGATGTTCTATTTGGCATTCCCTCTACTGGCTAAATCGATCACAGATTTTCGACGAGCTATCGGCGCATTCTTTTTAGCCTGCATCGTAGCGATATTTACACTACACGGACTGCCCAAAATTTTGCCTCCACCTACTTATCTAGCAAATAACTTTGCGTATCTCTTCTTTACTGCACAAGCTCCCGCATTTATGGCAGGGTTTATAGTATTTTACCTCCCTCGACTAAATAAATTCTATGCCATCTCGACATGCCTTTCAGCTCTAATTATGCTTATCACCATGGCCGCAGTCGGGGGTCGAGCAGCTCACTACATTCTCACCCTTATCCCGTTTTCTCTATTGATTTGGGGCATGTCGAATACTCGATTAGTAATCCTCGATAATATTTTTATACGTTTTCTGGGATTATTAAGTTATAGTATATATTTATTCCATTTTATTATTATAGATTTAATTTCTCGAAAACTGGGAAACAGTGCCGAATTGATATTCGGCGGTGGATTCTTGGCATGTATAATTATTTCGTTCTTAGCTTATCGCATCATTGAACGACCTGGAATATTGCTGGGGGAGCGAGTGGCAGATCGCTTTTTAGGGAAGCCGAATAAGTTTCTCTGAGCCATGACATTGAAATTATGATTTTTATCATAAACTTATTTGATTAACATGTCAGGAGACGGCTGACTAACTTTACTCAAGAGGGCACCCAACTTCTTATATATAGTAGAATTTTTCTATATGTGCATTAATAGAGAATCCGGGACTTCGATAACACCCAAGGCGGACTGTATTCAGAAAATTTGTTCCCGATACAAATCCGGAAAAATTCCCCATATCGCCGAAATTTACGTTATATCTATCCAAATCATAGATCAAAGATATTTTCATGACATCGCCGCTCTTTGGTAAACTCGATACATCTGCCACAACAATGGAGCTATATTTCGCGAAAAAGTTAAGACTGCTTGGCGACGAGCGATAGATTTCCATAGAGTTATTACCCAATCCGTCATCGACGTAAAAAATTTCGCCATTGGCCGTTCGCGGGAAATCGCTCGTTATCCCAATCAAACCTCGCCCCTTTGCCAATAGCCGCTCAGCAACGATAGGCATGATAGCAGCGCTATCCATCATCCGCGTCACCGCTGCACCGGCGGTCGGAATATAGGACGTCGCAAAGCCCCCCGCCTCGAGCTGCTCGCCCCACAGATATAGCCCGGACGCTCCATCGCCAGCATATGCGTCACCGCCGTCCGCCGTCGCGCAGGACAGGGAAGTCGCCACCGCTCCGGCCGTGGCGGTGAAGCTCAGCGAGACCCGGAACCAGCCATTGCCAGCGGGCTCGATCGCGGCGGTCGGCGCACCGGTTCCGGAAACACTGCCCATCCCCCCCGTCGACAGGTTGCAATAAGCGATCGCCAGGCCGCCGCAGGCCAGCTTTGCCCAGCTTCGGCTCGCCGGCTTCAAATACACCGATCGCGTATAGGCGCCCGCATTGAGCGTCACGGTCTGGCTGAGACCATGGACGCCAGTCGTCCCATCTTCGACGATCCTCGCGGCGGTGGCGCTCCCCCCCGGGGTCAGCGCGCTTGTGCCGGCAACCGAGCAGCGCGCCTTCGCCCAGCTGGATGCGTCGAAAGTCTCCGAATGCAGCAGCACATTGGTCCGCTGATCCTCGACCAGGAGACCGCGCGGACGCAGCGTCACCGGATCATGGCTGAAGCGGGGCTGATGCGCGGCCACGGTCTCGACATGCCCGTTTGCGTTGATCCGCGTCGCGGGCGATGCGCGGGTGAAGCTGATCCGGCTGTCGAGCGCCGAAATCGTCGTGAAATCGAAGTCGAGCAGCGCTCTCGGCCCGCCCCCGGCGGATAGCCCCAGCCCGCCGCCGAGATGCATATCGGGCAGTCGGAGTCTGGCAGGCAGCATCATGACATTGTCGTCGGTCATCGGTTGTCCTCTGCGATGGCGCGCCACGCTTCGGCGGTTGCGCGGTGGCGGCTCGCGCATTCGGCGTAGGAGAGCAGCAGGTCAGCCTCCCAGGCCGCCCGCTCCGGGTCGATCGCCGGCACCGGCGGCACCGTCCGGCACGGGCTCGCCAGATTGGCCGGCAAGGGCGGCATTGGCCCGGGCGCGGGCATCCTCGAGCAGGCGCAGCACGTCAGGCCGTACAGCGCAATCGGCAGGCAGCGGAACCTCACGATAGACCTCCATGATGCGGGTGCGGACCTGCGGGCGCTGGGTGTCCAGCACGCGGCGCTCGGCCTCGAATGTCTCGGACGGCCGGTCGAGCGCCCGCCGCGCCGCCAGCCGGTCCTGGGCAGCGCGCGCTGCCGCCCGCGCCTCGGCCCGGTCCGCGATCAGGTCGCGGACGGACCAGCCGGCCCCGAAAGCGCTCACGGCCAGAATGGCGGCGCCCGCCAACAGCAAGGGCGGCCTCATGCGGCCCCCTTCCCGCCGGGCGTCGGCACCAGCGCGGCGACGACGCCGGCCAGGATCGCCATCCAGCTATAGGGGCTCGGCAGTGCCGCCGCGGCGGTCACGGCCGCACCGATCGCCACCCATGTGGTGCGTTCGCGCAGGCGGCAGCGGAGATAGTCGATCATGCTTCATGCTCCGACGGTCGGTCCGCTCCATCCGGGCCAGGCACCAGCGGACTTGGCAGCGGCACCGTGGCCGGCCAGCGACAGCCCAGCATGCGGTCACGCGCGAACTTCGCCTCGCACACACGGTCGCCCTGGTTGCCACCGATCCCCCACAGAAACCCCGCCGAAACGCGGGTGACGAAGAAGACATGCCCGCCACCGGGCCGCTCGAGCACGCACAGCGCGCCATAGGTCGGCGCACAGGGCACGCCCCAGTCGAGCCAGGCCCTCGCCCGGTACCAGTGGCGTGGCAGCGGCAGGCCTGCCGTCTTCAGGACATGCGCGACGAAGGTCCCGCACCACGGCGTCTCGTCGTCGCTCCACCATGCCTTCAGCCGGCGCAGCCAGTCGAGGATCGACGCATTGTGGCGCGGCCCCGGAATTTCGCGCACGCCGATCAGGGACAGGGCGTGCGCCATCCAGGCCAGGGCAGACTCCGGCATGCGACCTCCAATTTTCTGGCAATAGTCGGGGAAGGAAAGTGTCAGGCCTCGGCAGCGAAAGTCGCGCCGCACAGGGTCCGCGCCTGTTGGAGCGCGGGCGAGTCCGGCGCGCGGGCGCCCAGATCCGACAGGGTCAGCCGCAGCACCAGCTCGTTCCTGTCGCAGCGCTTTTCGAGCCGTGCGGCCTTTTCCGCACAGGCAGCGTTCTCACGCTCGAGCTTGTCGATCCGGTCCAGCGCCTGCCGGAGCAGGTCGGAGGCGAGGTCGCCCGCGTCCTTCCGGCGGGTGACCATCGCCGGCACGAGATAGCCGAGCGCCGCGCTCAGCAGCGTGTTGCCGCCCAGCAAGGGGATCAGCCAGTCAGGCTGCGACGCGATCATCTCAGGCGATCCTGTTGAAGCCGATGACGATGGTGCTCGATGTCGCAGTGGCGCCATTCGCATCGGTCACCTCGCAGCGCGCGGTCGTGCTCTGATATTCGCCGATCACCATGTCGCTCCACTGCACCCGCGCCCGCTCGCTCTCGGCGTCGAGCAATACCGTCTTGTTGACGCCGTTCTGGCGGCTCCAGCGATAGCGATAGGGCGGCGATCCGCCCGATCCGTTGGCATCGAAATAGCGAAAGCCGCCTCCCGGCAGCACATCGCTCGTGCCGGACGCGGCCGAGACGTCGACCGGAACGGAACCGCCGATCACCGCTGCGCTCGCGCTCAGCGGCGGCGACGGCGGCGGCGTGGTCCGGGCGACCAGCATCTGCAGCAGGCCTGCCATCACGACACCCCTGCGCCGGCGATCACCCACTCGTCGGTGCCGATCTTGATGACGGTGCACAGGCCTCGCGCGCCGAGCGTACGACTGCCGGTCGATGTCGATCCGGCGAGGCGCAGCGTGACCCCCGCCGCACCCGAAATCGTCCGGCTGCCCGAGGCATTGTTGTAGATCGAGATCGCATCGCCGGGCGCAAACGCCACGGCCGCATTCGCGGGAAGCGTGACGTCCCCCGCCGACAGCGCGAGCAACTGCCCCACATCGCTCAACGCGAGCGTCTGGCTCGATGAGGCCGCGCGCAGCGGGACGTTGCGATAGCCGATCCTGCGCGCGGTCCCGCCCGGATCCTTGATCGTGGAATCCGCGCCCAGATCGGTGATGGCGCCCGTCATGGCGCCGCCGCTCTTCGGCAGCAGCGCAGCGATGGGCCCGTCCCGCCAGGCGGCGATCTGCGCCATCATCTCGCGGACCGCATCGTTGAGGCCGGCGGCCGGGCAACCCTCGGCTATGTTGATTCCGCCGATGTCGCTGTTGTTGGCGGCGACGACATCGAAGGCCGCCGCATTGGATTTGGGCATGGTCTGTCCTTTGGAAATGAGGCGCTCGGCGCAGGAGCGGTGGCGGCGCTACCAGCCGAAACTGTCGCCCAGTTTCTTGGCGCCCGCCGTACCCAGCCCACCGCCGAAGCTGCTCGCGAAGCTGCCGGCGGCCGACCCCAGCAGTTGCCCGACGCCGGGGCTGCTCTTGGTCGTGACCGTGTTGTAGCCGTTCGACGCCTCGCGGATCTGTCCGTTGAGCGCGGCCGTGCCGACATAGGGAATATCCGCTGCGCTGTTGAGCAGCGACAGCGCCGGCGCGATGCCGGCATAGTCGGCGCCGCGCAGTTCGCCGGTCAGCCCCAGCGCCTGCAACATCTGCGCGACATTGCTGCTGCCCGCCGCGTCGGAGGCCTTCGCCGCCTCGAGCGCGCGATCCTGTTGCTGCCCATAGTGACCGGCCAGCGACTGGGCGGCGCCCAGGCGGTTCTGCGCTTCGGCCCGCGCGGCTTCCAGCGCGCGGTTCTGCGCCGCGTCATGGTTGCTCGACAATTGCCCGGTCGCGGCCCCCATACGGTCGCGCTCGCCGCCCCAGGCCGCGTCGGACTGGCCCGCCGCCTGCAATTGGCGGTTCGCCGCGTCATTGTAGTTCTGGTAGCGAAGCTGGCCTTCATTCGCCGCCAGGTTGCGCGACAGCACATCGGCAAAGGCAGAGGACATCCCGCTGCCCATCCCTCGCGCGCCGAACATCCGGTTGGCCTGTCGCGCGACATTGGCATTGCTCTGCTCGATCACGCCGTCGAGATAGGGATTGCCCCGAAGCGCCTCGGGCGCCAGCATCGAGCTGTAATAGCCAGCCGAGGGCTGCGCGTTCAGATAGCCGCCCTCGGCCGTCCGCCGCGCATAGGCATCGCCGGGATTGGGCCCTCCCGCTGCAATCGCCGCAGCCACCGGACTGCCGGTCGCCATCCGCGACAGCATGCCGCGCGACGGATCGACCGCCTGACCGACCGCGCCGACCGGCATCTTGGCAGGCATGTCGCCGGTCCCGCCGCGCCCGCCGGCCCCGGCCATCAGCCGGTCATAGACAGGCTGGCCCGATCGAACCGTGCGCCGCCCCTCGAAAATATCGCGGGCGGCGGACTGGGCGGCGCCAACATAGGGGTTGGGCGTCTCGAAGGCGGTCTTGGCGACGTCCAGAAAGGCGTCCTGCGCCGTCCTCGACATCTCCTGCAGGCGCGGCTGATTGGCATCGAAGACGCTCTGCGTCTGCTTCATCCCGTTCAGGATATAGGGCTGTGCCGGGGCCCAGGGTTCGGTCTTCTGCTTGCTCTTGCTGCTGCCCATGATGGTCGTCCTCGGTCAGGGGTTTGCTGAGAATGACGGCGGTCTGGCGATAGTCGGGCAGGACCCGCTTCCACCCGGCCCGTCCGACGATCTCCATCGCCACGCAGCCATGCTCGCGCGCGGCCGCTTCGATGGTCTTCAGGAAATGGAGCCATGATCGGCGTCCGGTCCCGCCGGTCAGCCAGATCTCGCAGATCGCGCCGTCCAGGCTACGCCGGATCCGCGTCACCACCGCCACGCGCGGCACGCCGTCGGTCGCGATCCACAGCTGCGCCCGGCCCTTCCGGATTTCGGCCAGCACTTCGTCGGGCCGATGATCGCCACCCCGCCGGATCGCCGGGAGCAACAGGTCGCGCACCTCGTCCCAGCGATCGGCCTCTGCACAGCCGAACCTCATGCCGGATCTCCCATCGCGTCGAGCCACTGGCCGTCCTCGCTGTTCCACCACAGCGGACGCTTGAGCGTGCGATCGTAGAAGAGCTGCCCGTCGGTCGGGTTCGGCGGCCGTTCGCCGCTGGTACCGACGCCCGTCAGCCGCCGGATCAGCATGTTGACCGCGTCGCGCGCCTTGCGGTTCCACTCGAGCTGGCTGCGCTCCTGCTCCTTGATCAACAGGGTCATGCGCGCCCTCCCGCAGCGAAATCGACGTCATAGCCCTGCGCATAGGTCCAGGCGGTCGCAGCCGGGATCGACAGCTTCACCGAACAGAAACCGCAGCTGCGGCGCATCCGGTGGACGCCGGATGCCGTCCGCATCTCGTGGCTGGTCTCGTCCAGGCTGTCGCTCAGACCATCGGCGCCCAGCAGGCCGATGGTCGTCAGGGGCGCATTTGTCAGCGGTCGAACCGAGCGTATCCGCGCCTTGCCGCCGGGCACGAACTCCTTGAGCCCGTCGACCAGCGTCGCCGCCATGTTCGGACCGCTCAACGTGCCCAGCCGGTGGCTCCCATCGAACAGCATCAGCAACGGATAACCACCACGCAGCATCGCGCTGTCGATCGACCAGCCTCCGGCATCGATCCCGCCATAAGCGGCGTCGAGCGCGTCGAGGCTGACGCTCTGCGCCAGCGCCGGGAAGATTCGCTCGCTGGTGACGCTCGCGGTCGTCCAGCGGCGGAGCGCGAACTGATAGAGATAGACCTGGGTCGCCGGGTTAGCGCTCGGCACCGACACGATGAAGGTCGACGAACGTGGATCGACCGCAGCCGACATCCGGTCCAGATAGGTTCGATCGAGCATCGACAGAAAGGCGCGGTCTACCGTCTCGATCCCGATCGCCTCCACCGTCACCCCGTCACAGGCCATGAACCCCTTGTTCGACAGGAAGAAGCTCAGCTTCCCATAGGTCGCCAGACTCCACGGAGCGATGCAGCCGATGTCGGTCGCGATCTCGTCGAACTGCCAGATCGCGTCGTCGGCGGTGTAGCTCATCCGGACGATGCGGTTTTCCTGGAAGATCAGCCCATATTCGCCGCCGACGATGCCGGTGATGTCACCGCCCGATGCCATCAGCTGAAAGCCGGCTTCGCCCGTCCCCGCAGTCCAATTGGCAGGGTCGCCATTGTCCGACCACGCGACCCGCAACGCATCGGTCGCCGCATAACCAGCCACGACGAAGCCGCGCACCACCGCCAGGAAACGTGCGGTGGGCGCTCCGGCCGCAAGCGTCGTCATCGTGGTCGGGGCGGCCGGATCGAATGTCTGGATCGGATCTTGCCCGTTGGTGGCGAGCATCAGCCGGTTATAGGCGCAGAAGCGCACGCCCACGTCGGGCGAGGACGACAGGCCACTCCTGATCGCCACATGCCCCGCCGCGCCATAGCGATAGATGCTGCTGGCGGTGGCGGCGAAGACATGGACGGCGTCGCTGGTGCGATAGGCGCCGGCGCCCACGCAGGGGCCCGGCAGGGCCCCGCCGGGTGCCGCCGCGAAGGATGGCAGCGGCGCATAGCCATTGGCGATCGGGACGACGCCATGGGCACGGACGAGCCCGTCCTGCAGATGCGCGGGCTGGTCGGGCTTCCACGCCCCGAAGATCTGCCGCATCGATCAGCCCTCCCCGCCCAGGAAAGCGGCCTCGCCCCAGGAACCAGGCCCGGTTCGCGACAGCGGCAGGTCATGGGTCAGCACCGCATGGTCGGCGGGCGCCGGATAGAGTGCGACGATGCCGTCCACCGCCTGCGCGAACAGCGCGGCGAAACTCGTCATCCGGGCGTCGTTCCATCCGAACAGTTCGGCCTGCGCAAGCGCGCCGTAGAGATAGGCGTTGCGGTGACTGGCCAGCACCCAGTTCGACACGGCCTCCGACGACAGCGGCGGCACCCGCGAATAGCGGGTGAAGAGCGCCTCCATCGGGGCGATGGGCGCTGGCAGGAAACGCAGTTGGCCGCCGCTCACCGTATACTGACTGGGTAGCGCCTGATCGGCACTATCGGCACCGGCGCCACGCATTGCGCCGCGTTCGGCCAGTCGTCCGGCCGAAGTGAAACGCACCGTCCTTCGACGGCCATCGACATCGATCTCGATCGAAACCGGCAGGATCGTCGCGCCATCGGGCAGATCGACATATTCGCCGTCGATGATCATCGTGCTCCGCTCGATCATCGGCCGGATCGCCGCGCCCTGCTGCAAGGCCGCGCCCAGCCGGGCGTTGAGTTCGTCCTCGCACAGCGCGATCAGATCGCTTTCGCGTCCTCCCAGGTCCGAACCGTCGAGCCAGGCCGACAACGCCTCGATCAGCCCCGCATAAGAGGTCAGCGCCATGATCTCGCTCCATGAAAAAAGGGGCCGATCGACGACCGGCCCCTGTCAGTTTTGCTTATTGGACGAACGATCAGGCCATGCCGCTGATGCGCGTGGCAAGGCGCGGATCGATCGCCTTCAGCCCGTAGAGCACGTCGAGCCGCAGCGTGCTGACGTCCGACGACCCGTTGTAGAAGGGGATCATGCGGACGCTGACGCCCTTGTAGCTCTCGCGCGCCACGTCGACCGCGCCGGGCGGCGACACCATCGGCACGATCGCCAGCGCAAAGGCATTTTTGTGGAAGGCCAGATTCTGCGCATAGCTCGCGCCGGCCGCGCCCAGGAAGGTCACCGCCTGGTTGTTCAGGTCGCCGGTCCCCACCACGTCGACATTCTTGAACGCGCCGGACCAGATGATCGCGGGATAGATCTGAACGTCGGTCTCATTGCTCGTGCAGACCGCGTCCGCCACCACGGTGAACTGCTTCAGCCAGGGCAGCCGCGTCTTGGTCACCGGGTTGACCGCATAGACCCCGGCGATGGTGAACACCTCGCCCGCTTTCACCGTATCGCTCGCGGTGGCGAAGCCGTCCATGTGGATCGTCTGCACCATGCTGTCCTTGACCGCCGCATAGTCGATCGTCGCCGCCGTGATGCTCAGGTCGATCAGGATAGATCCGGCGCGGCTGCCGGTGGTCAGCGTCTGGACATTCTGCGACATGAAGGTGTCGACACCGCCGATCCGGCCCAGGTCGCCCTTGCGATAGGCATCGTTCGCCGCCCCCTGGATGTAAAGGTTGGTCTGCGTGCCCAGCATCCCCCAATGATCGGCCGGCGACAGGATGGCGGTGCGCCCATCCGACATCACCGACTGCTCGTCCAGCCGCTGCGGTGCAGGCGCAAAGTCCTGGAAGCTGTTGATCAGCTGGCCCGGCGTGCCGACCCAGTTCGGCACCTTGCTCGCCAGCGCCAGCACGTCGCTGTCGATCCTGTTCGCCAGCTGCACCATCGCCGGCTTGATCACCCGCTCCGACAGATCCTTGATGTTGAGCGTCAGCTCCTGCGAGGTGAAGGCGAAGTCGACGCCCTTCTGCTGGTCGACGGTGATCGTGGTCGATCCTTCGACCACGTCCTGCACCGACGCATTGCTGCCCGACCGGACCGTGAAGTCGGTCGGCCGCTTGATCGTCACGGTCGCACCGGTCTGATAGCCGTTGCGGCCATTGCCGAACTCGGATTCGAGCCCGCGGTGGACCCGCTTGGCCGCGACCAGTTCGTTCTCGAGGACCATCAACGCCTCCTTGGCGATGACGTCGATCGTCAAAATGCTGTTTGCCATGGTTCGGATTTCCTATTTCTGCTTGGCGCGCCAGGCCCGGTACTGGGCCATCGACATGCGCGAGGGATCGGAAGGGCCACTGCCGGCACCGCCGCCGACTTCGGCCGCCGGTCGAAAGGCGCCCCGGTTGGCGGCGCGCTGCCGCTCCAGTTGCTGGGCGCCGAGAAGGGCCAGGTTGAGCACGCGCATCTCGGCTGGCGACGCATGGCCGAGGTGGGTGTCGGGTATGCCGAGGGCGACGGCGAAGCCCTCCAGCATCTGGCGGCGCTGCGGAGACCAGTCGCGGATCTCGCGCGCCATCATCGCGTCCGTCTCCGCCCGCGTCCTGGCAGAGTCCTGCTGTTCGCGGATGGATTTCGCTTCATTGTGCTGGCCCAGCAGATGGTGAAGCGCCATCTGTTCCTGGGCCATGTCCCCGACCATGGCGCGAAGCTCGGCCAGATCGGGATCGTCCGGATCGACGCTCGACCAGTCATGCTGCGCGAGTTCGTCGAGCTGCTGCTCGATCTCGTGCAACCGCTGGCTCGCCTGAAACTCTTCGGCGGTCATCGCATGCACCTGCTCGAGCGCCTCGCGATCCGCCGCCAGTGCCCGCCGTTGCTCTGCCAGCGCCATCGTCTTGCGGGTGTAATCAGCCTGCCGCAGCAGGGCATCCTTCAGCGCCGCCGGCACCTCATAGACGCGCCCCTCATATTCGACCTGCGCGATCGCGTCGGCGTCATCGTCGAAGCTGTCGTCTTCGGAAGAGCCCTCGTCGCCGCCATCATCCGGGCCATCGGACCAATGGTCCATGTCTTCGGGGAGATCGCCAGCCTCCGCCGGGTCATCGCCCACGTCGAACATCTCCGGACGCGCGTCATCATCGCCGGCCTGGCCGGACGTCATCTCATCGTCAATCATGTGAACTCCCCGAATGAAATCAGGCGAAAGCAGCTGTCTTCAAAGCTGGAGAAGGGGATCGTAGGTGCGTCTGGCCACACAAGCGCATCCGGCCGAAGCCAGCGACGACCCTATCGAAAACAATGGAAAGGAGTCGAAATCGCTCGACCGGGCGCTTGGGCGATCCTAGCCGAAAACCTTGCGGACCACTTTGTCGAAGAGCTTGCGCAGCGGGCCCTTGTTCAGCTCATATTGCTTCCAGAACTCCTCCTTCTCGCGCAGCAGGAGTTCGGCAATGGCTTCTCCGCTCATCCCGGCGGCGGCGTCGCCCAATCCGGATTGCGCAGCCCCGCGCTGACCTTCTCTCCGCGCGCCGTGTAGAAGCGCATCTCCGGAACTTCGGCGCACCAATGCTCGAAATATATGGCAGCCTCTGAAACCGTAGCCCAGACTTCCAGATCGCCAGGCAGGCTCTCGTCGATCAGGCTGCCTTCGTTGGAAACCAAGAGCAAAGCGTCAACATCTGCCCCGGAAGCCTGCGCCATGGACCGAAACCCTGCGATTGAGCGTTCTCTTTTTGTATTTGCGAGACAGGGGCCCTGTCCAGAGAGCGGCCGCAGCTAGGCCGTTAACTCATAAAGGCGGCCTGTCAGCTTTCGACCCAATTGCGGACACTATGGAAGGTGCGGAGCAAGATCGTAACAAATCAAGGATGAGGCCTCTGCGACAAATGTGCATCGTGGTTGGAGTGCAAGTGGCACGACGTCACCAAAAGCAAGCGTGAAGCTGTCCTTGTAGCCTTGTGAGTTGATCCCCACCCAGCACCAGCCGAGGGGCTGCCCTTTCGCGAACGACAGCGACGAGATCGGTTCCCACCCCTCACCGCTCGGTCTATCCGTCATAGAAACCTCAATCTGATCGCTGTCCGGCTCTACCGACAAACTGACGGCGCGGCCATCGATGCAAATCGCAACAGAGTCCCAACACGCCGAACCGTCGCTCGCGATTCGTGAGCTCCTTCCAAGGATGTCGGTAACGTGATGGTGCTTTACGTCATCCCAATCGAAGCGGAGCGCAATGTGTTCGGCCATGCCTCGCCTTATTGCATCTGACTGCGAGCGCTTTCCACCCCCTTCCGGACCATGGGCTACGTCGATACGTATCCTAAAATCTGACTGTTCGGACACGACCCAGTTGCCGCCATTGGCCGCATCACTCAATATTCTTTTTGGAGGTACGCCGATGGTGCTGATGGATGATGCTGAACATTCGGTGCCAGAGATATGGCGCGCAAAGTTCGCAGAGATTGCTGCTGCCTTTGCCGATGGCGATTTCAAACTTTGTCGGTCGCAGGTCGATGGGGTTGACCCGATCGATCAGGAGACTGCGGACCATATCGAAGCGAATGTTACCGCGTATGGAGATGGCCTCGCACCGCTCGATGAAGCGACGTGGGAGCACTCCATCTATCTCTGGATGGGCGGCTATTGGCAGGTGCTGGTGGACCTCTCGACAACAAGCGAGCCCGTCAGCGACCTCACTCTGCACGCGAAAGTCTACGAGGCAGATTGCTCGCGCCTGACGATAGATTCCGTTCACGTTCCCTGAGGGGTGTGCAACGGCAGGAATCCACCCCATTTCGGTCGCACCGAAGCCAAGTGCCGGGACTTCGAAACCTGCCCTTTCGAAAGCAACCCACAAACAGACGTTCCCATCTTAGCGACCGTTCGGCCACCACCAGAAATTGAGGATAGTGTCGCTTCTGCCGAAGCCCACACCGAAGTCGGCGTGATCCACCGACACATCCCTCACCGCCCGAGAAAGACTGACGAAGTCCTCCGACCGGAGCGGCATGGCAAAAACATCAGCGGAAAGGCCGATTGCGCCATTGTGATCAAGATCGTTGCCGAGACGAAGTTTCGCGGGAACATCGAGCAGAAGGTCATGTTCCCCGAATATGCGATCCGCTCCGACCGTTCGGGGATCGGACACCGTCAAGGTGCGATGGGCAGGGCTCGTTGCGCTGGACAGAATGTTCAGCAACCTGAGCAGGCTGGCACAGCCTCCCTTATCTGCTGAGAAGTGCCATCCGACATACATTCGTGGCGCGCGCCGGTAGCGCCATAGGCTCACGCGTCCTTCCTGCCGCCATGATCCAAGTGCCTGTCCCATCTTGGCATCGTAGCAGCGGAACGGCGGCTTTCTATCCCATTCGCGTCGCTGAGCCGTTGAGACCTCGCTCTCAATGCGGACGGTCGGGCATCGACCCAATAGCCGTCATCCGCAATTATGTGATAGGTTGAAAGCAGACATACGGAACGGAAATGTGATGACGGACACCAATCATAGGCGCGAAAATCGTAAGCCGGTGAATGAGCGGCATAAAGCCCATGAATATAACAATGGCACCGCCCCGACTGACGGGAAGGCCGTTTCGAGCCGTGCCATCGGCAAGACGGACTATCTGGACAAGTCCATGAGTTCGTGGTCGGCCGCCGCTCCGCTGAGTGGTGAGTATATCGGCGCCGGTATAGGGAACGACTTCGTCAACGGACATCGAGGCATGGCCACTGCTGTCAGAGGCGCGAAAAAGTTTGTGCGAACGCGGGTTCGTTTTCACGAAAACTCTGCAACCAAGAGACTTGCGAACGAAGTCGATTTTGCGAGAGACGATCAGGCCTGATCGGGCAGTTATTTCAACATTGGCTTGAAAGCAGACCGTCCGCTTCCCACCCAGTTACAGCCATTCGCGCCATCTGAGGCAAACGCCCGAAGCGGCCATAACCTGCCTGCTTTTATGAGTTCACGACCTGGACCGATCTCCGCACGTCACAGTGACGCGCCGAAGCCCGCTTCACCTTGCAATCCGCTATTCACCGCCTGCCCTTCCGCCGGCACCGCAGCCGCCGTCTGCGCGACATCCTGCAACGTCTCGGCGACGAGCATCTGCAGCAGCTCCGCCGGCAACTGGCCCGCGACAGCGGCGAGCCGATCGGTCACCGCCTTGTAGGCCGCGATGTCCAGCTGCCGGTCCTCGCGCTGCCGATCGGCTTCGGCGGCCTTCAACCGGCCGCCCAGCTGTTCCAGCGCCTGGCGCAGCTGCTCGACCTGGCGGGCGGCGGACTCGCGCGCGGGATCCTGCCCCTGCTCCGCCTGGCGGACGGCATCGGGCAGAACGGCCTGCAGCCGCCTGATCACCTTCTCCCCACCTGGCAGGTCGAGATTCTCGACGATCAGGTCGCCCAGCAGGCTGGCGCTCTGCGGGTTGGCGCGGACCAACTCGGTCAGCATCGTCGCGGCCTCCTCGCGCTGGGTCGAATAGGATGGCCCCGACTTCACCGTCAGGTCATATTTGCCGATCGTCAGATTGTAGATGTCGGCGGCCGGATCGGGCGCGCCGTCCGGATCGGTGATCCGCACCAGCGCCGCCTTGCCGTCCTGCCCCAGCACCCGGATCATCCGGTCGCTGTTATAGACCTTGGGGATCAGGTCGATCAGGATGCGGCCGGTCTGGCGGATCGCCCGGCTGAGATTGTCGATGAAGTGGAAGGTCGCCACATCGCCTTCGCGTTGCCGCGCCAATATCGCCCGCCCGCTGGTCTCGTTGGACCGCGCACCAAGCGACGCGTCGTACAATCCCATCACCGCCTTCATGTCGTCGGCGGCGTTCATCGCTGCCTGCAGTTCGCCGGCCGGCACCCCCGTGAAGGGCTGGCGCATCGGCGGCTCCGACCCATCATATTCGAGGAAGGCGTGCGTTGCATTGTTCGCCGTGGCCCAGCGCGGGTCGGAGGCGAAAGCGCCCCGCCGGCCCACCCATGGCGCCTTGGGCGCCAGCGCGACCAGTTCGGTCGCCATCGTCCGCCAATAGTTGAACATCTGCTGCGGATCGCGCGCATCCCGGATCAGCGAACGGAAGTGACGCCGCCCTTCGACATTCACCTCCTCGCCATAGACCGGCACGATCGGGATGAACCGTCCCGGCCAGGCCTGCTCGGACAGCAGATCCGATCCGTTCAGCACATATTGCGTCACCTTGAACGATTTCACCGGACGCGGCTGGCCGACCGTCTCGATCGGCCCCAGAAGAGCGCGCAGCCGGGAAAGCTCGTCGACATGCGCGACCGCAATCGCCCCGTCGGGCGTCGCATATTGAACCAGTTGCCGGACGACCTCCTCGCGCTTCCAATATTCGGCGACACGGACGCTGCGTTCCTGCCCGTCGAGCCAGCCTGACGACCCGCTCCAGGCCGAACTCGAAAAGTCGATCTTCTGAGCATCGGGAAAGCGGCGCGCATAATGCGTCTCGCTCATCTGCTCGATCACGAAGGCGCTCGACCAGTCCGACCCGTCCGAAGACTGCGCGAAAGGGTCGCCATAGATGGCGAAGGGGTTGGGCAACGGGCGGATGACCAGGTCCTTCTCGAACCCGTCGTCCGTGGCATAGTCCAGATTGATCCGGATATAGCCGAAGCCCATCGTCGCAGAGCAGTCCACCGCGGTGTCATAGGCGATGTCGGCGTTGGACATCGTCTCGATGTTGCGGATCAGTCCGCTCATCACCTCGGCCGTCTTCGCATCGCCACGCTCGACCGGATGGACCGAGATGGCCGGCTTGTTCTGGCGGCTGTCGTTGACGACCTGCCGGATGAAGCTCGGCATCCGATTGATCGTCAGGCAGGGCCGCCCCTCCGCCTCGCGCTGCCGCCGCACCTTGTCGGGCCACTGCCAGGCCCCGCCCAGCCGCGCGAAACGCAGATCATCGAGCGCCGCCGCGCGATTGTCGCTCTCATGCGCTTCGGCGGCGGCAAAGGCCTCCACCGCCTCCTTGACGATATCGTCCATGGGCTATCTCCATGATTTGGGTGCAGATAGGTGCGCAACGCCCGCCCTCAGCCCCGCGGGCGCGTGAGGAACATGGCTACCGATCGGGATGTGCTGCAGCAGAACGCCGCCCGAAGGCGGCGACCGAATTCCTCGCCTATTTGCGACGTTTGTAGAGCGCGGCGTTTTTCACGAACCAACTAGCATAGGAACCCAGCAGGATAAGGGCACCCAGCGCGAGCCAGATTGTCGCGAAGGCATCCAGCACGTCGATCCACGGATGTTCGCCAGCAACCAGATAGTCGACGATCGACTCTAGGATGGACGGTGCCACCGCAAGCAGGAGGAATTGCGCATCCGTTCGCTTGGCGTTGGAAAAGCCTTCCATCCTGGCAGAGAAATCGGCCCCCTTAGCCAGACCGTCCATGGCTGCATGATGCTCGATATACAGGCGCCTCAAGAGGTCCCGCAAAAGGGAAAAGGGCATGGATACGATGCGGATCGGATGCCAGGGTTTATTGGCCATCGAAAATCCTGTCCGCAAAAGCGCCGATCGAACGATCACGCAAGACATCGCCCACTTCTTCGACGCCCCTGTTGTCGATATGGGAGCGCCGGAAACGTCCTGCGCCATTGCGCAGCGGACCGACCGGCCCGCGCACGACCTTCAATGTCCGTTGCAAGGCCCTGCCTCCGGGCAGAAAGCGAGACAGCATGGCGTGTTTCTGCGAATTCCATGGTCCCTCATTGCCATTGAACTCCGCATCATATTTGTTGACCCCGACCAGCCCAAGTTCCGCGATGAGCCCGAGCGCCTTGGCTGCAGTCGCGACGGGGGCCGTCACGCCCCCTGCCGCAAGACCGACCGTCGCGATGTCGGCGGCTAGCGCGGCCTTGTCCAGAACTGTGCGCGCCGACTCGATATAGGAAGGTGCCGTGCGCGTCGAAACCGACATGGTCTGACCACTGCGGCGGGGAACAGCGAGGTTGGCAGACTTGGCGACACGCACCGGCACTGTCTGTTCGGCGGACCTCAGGAGGAGCTTGGGCAGCGACACGGGCATGTCTCGACTGGAGCGCCTGCCTATTCCGGCGCCTTGTGACGTCGCCCCGGATATATCTGCTGTCATGGACGACTCCCAACGAATAAAATGAAAATACCGGCCCAATGCGGGGCATGTTGGGATTTCCGGCGCCTCGAGATCGCTCTCATGCCATCCATCCCCCTGTATCGACGGCGCGCTGTGATCCAGACATCGCGCCCGGCGCGGCAAGCGCCATCCTCTTCATCATCATCGCATAGCGCGACGCCGACAGCCGATCGTCCCGCGTCTTGACGATGATGCCGTCCTTGCGATGGTAGAGCCTGAACTCGGCGAACCAGTCCTCGAGATGGTCGAACACCTTCCAGCGACCCGACAGCATGCGATCGAGCATTTCCGCGATGCCCGCCTCGATCCCGTTCCCGCCATCCTCGAAACAGGCCCGCTCCGGGAGCAGCGCGAGACCCTGATCCCGATATTGCTGGGCCAGCGCGGCGCCCGAACCCTTGTCATGCTGCAACCCGTCATGAGGCCATGCCCAGGGCAACCAGGTCCCCCAGGGCTTCAGCGCCGCCGCATGGATCAGCGGCGTCGCTTCGCGCTGGCCATAGGATGCGGTCACATAGAGACAGTCCGCATCGCGATCCCAGGCCAGCCGCACCGCGGCAGTCGGGTGATCCCAGCCGAAGTCCAGCCCGCCGATCTGCACCCAGTGCGCGGGTATCTCGAACGCCGGCACCCGGATCAGGTCCTCATCGACCGCAAAGACCCGACCGGACCCGAGCATCGGGATCCCCTCTGCCCTCGCCTTGCGTTCGTGCGGCGGATAGGCGGCCACGATCGCCGCACGCTGGGCCGGCGTATAATGCTCCGCGTCGTCGATCGTCATGCGCGTGACATGGCGGCTCATCGCGTTCCCTTTCCCTGATCGGCGTTCGGCGAAGCCTCGTCGAGGAACATCCGCACCACCTCGCTCATGCCCTTCAGCGGCGTGAAGGTCAGCATCACCATCCCCTCGGTCGCGTTGGTCCGGGTCAGCCCCTCGACATAGATGTCGACCGGCGGCTCCTCGTCGAACCATACCGCGTTGAGCGTATCGCCCTGCCATTTGGCGCGGCCCTGCTCATAGGTCTTGAACAACAGCGTCGAGGCGCCACCCGACAGATGCGCAACGCTCACCGCGTCCAGGATGTTTGCACCGCTATTCGCCCGATGGACGCTGACGATGGTTTCGCCCGGAATGGCCCCGCACCCCCAGTCGGCGCTGCGCTCGGGCGCACCGACCAGCAGCTTCTGCACCGTGTCCCGCGTGGACAACCGCGTTTCGCCCGCCGCCCAATAGCGCCCCGCCTCTGCGAAGCGACGCCCCCGCCACCAGCTGGGGTAGCGCCCGGTCAGATGCATCGCCAGTTCGAACGAGCCGGCGACCGTCTTGCCGAGCTGGTTACCCGCCATGAACAGGCGCTCCCGGTGTTCGGCGCCGGCATCGTGAAACTCTCTCTGCCGCGCATAGGGACGGTAGCGCAGCAGGCGATTGCGGTCGTGCCGGCGCTGAAGCTCACGCGCGAGGATCAGCGCCCGACGCCGCAAGCGCGGCAAGTGTCCGCTGGAGTTCATCGGCGATCTCGTCATCGGTAAGCGTCTCGACCGCGCTGGAATCGTTCGGCCGCCGCGCCAGAGCCGAGGCGATCAGCCGCAGATAATCATGCGGCCGGTCGGCGCGCACCTTGTCGATCGTCTGCGCACCATGCCGCACCCAGTTCGCGCGCAATTCCTCGAGGAAGTCGGCGCTCGGTTCCTCACCGTCGCCGACCGCCTCCGCCGTATCTGCAGCCAGGTCCCCACCGGCCACGTCAGCGCCCGCCGGCTGCGGCCCGGTCAGCCGCCCACGCCGCATCAGGCGGTGCGCAGGCTGAAGCGGTAGCCTGCGCGCGGCGCCAGCCAGAAACGCTCGCCCGCCGGGACATAATGGGACGTCGTCGTCGCAGCGACGGCCCCGGCCGGGCTATATTCATACCTGAAGGCCTCGGTCGCGAGCAGGCTCAGCGCGGTCTGGCCGTCGGGGGTCACACTGCTCGACACCGGTGCGGTGCCGATCGACAGGCTCTGCGCCCTGGCCGGCCCACCATCCTGGCCGGGGTCGGCGGCGATCGGCAGCCCACCGGTAGCGACGCGGGCAAAATAGCTGATTTCGACGGTCAT